CTCTTTTTTGATTTCGTGCAATCAAACCAGCACGATCCATCTTAAATACAAGAGCAACTACTTTTGCACCATATTTCTTTGCGGTGTTGATGTAATCTGCTCTTTCTTTGCGGTTTACACTGGTTGCATCAACCAATACATTTTTACCATCTTTTAGAAATTCGTCAACCTTTCTTTTGATGTGACCAAAAACAAGTGGGGTAACGGTTTGATCATCTTCACCTTTACCAAATACAGCTCGTAATTCATCACTACTTAGGTATTCAATGTCTTTTCCTTTAATAAAGTTCTTTGCGTATGTGGATTTACCGCTTCCAGGCAATCCAACGGCGATATAAATTGTACTCATGTTGTTACTGTAACATAAGTTGTTATAAAGTCAATAGAAAATTGTAAAGGAGGTGTAAAAGATGTTTATTTGTGTATGTAATATGTTATGTATAGAATGTAATCTATGGTGGTTACTAAACGAAAGGAAAATATATGTATAAGTATCTATTAGTATTAGCCGCAGCATTTACCCTAAATGCGCAAGAAGGTCCAAAGGGTCCACCTCCAGGTGAAGGCCGTCCACCCCGTCCAAAGTTGACTGAGGAACAAAAGAAGCAACGAACTGAATTAATTGCTAAATATGACGCAAACAAAGACGGTAAGTTGGACAAGGAAGAACGCACCAAGGTCAGTGATGATGATCGTAAGACTTTGAGAAGTTTTGGTCCACCACCAGGCGGTCCAAGAGGTCCAAAACATGATGGTCCATCAAAAGATGGTGATAGACCAAGTAAACCACATAAGAAAGACTGATAAACAAATAACCCCACTTTTAACGGTGGGGTTTTTTCTTATCTATTTTTTAATCTTGAAAGTAAAGTCTATTACTAAATCTTGATTTATTGACCACATTGTTAATTGTTCATGTATATCTTGTAGATTTTCTCTCACTGTTTTTGACATTAAATCATCAATTATATCAATAATAGTGAATGTGGTTTCAATTTTTTTATCTCCGTTTGGCAACATAGACATATTTAATTTTTCTTCAAACTGTACATCATTACCAAAATTAGCCGTTAAAACTCTATGTAATTCTAGTACATATTTTTTTAAATGATCTACATCACTACCAGTTACAGTTGAAACTATGGTTAAATCATGTGTTGGTCTAAAACCAGGTGCAAAATCTATTTCATTTAGTGATTGTTCATGAATGTTTAAATATTTAGATATTAGTCCAGTGATTGAAGATGATAATGGAGCTAATGGACCTTTAGAAAATAAAGCTTCTCCTCCCTCACTGTCTATATTGTCAAAATCAAAGTCATGTGTTGTTGCTTTTAATCCGTCAAGAATTGATTGTTTTAAAGAATTAACAATGGTACCGTCAGCAGATAGTCCTTTTTTAATCAAGATTACTTTAATTACTTTGATTGCAAATCCTATAGTAATAGTGTAATATATACCAACCGCAATCTTTTTTCTATCTGATTCATTTAAATTTTTATATTTTGGTATTGTTGATAAAATCTTTTGTATTCCTTTAATGTAAAGGGATGCAAACTTACTTAAAAATTTTACAATGAATGTGGTTAAATCAAAAAACTTATCAAGTAAATTTATATTGTCTTTTTCAAATTTTATAAGTGATTTTGGCAATACTGTGTGAATAAATAATTTACACATTGTCAAAATTAAAGAACTAAAAACAGGTATAGACAATAAAGCATATATTATTGTAGAAGCATCAGATATTATTGATGATAATGTTTCTTGTTGTAATTGACGAGAATCTTTCTTAGACATATAATAAGTATAAATATCCAAGTAAAATAAAAAACCCCACTAAATTAATAGCGGGGTTATTCATGATAATATATTTAATTACAATTTATTGTATGTTTTTTCAAATTCAACTTTAGCTATACGATAATAACCAGTATTAGCTGGATCTTTTACCAAATAATCACCAGGTTTAATTACCATATCTTCTCCCCATGGAGCTTTGAATGTTACTGGTTCACCACTATATAAAGCAACTTGTCTTGGTGATTGTTCTGGATAAATATCCCCACCAACTGTACCATTATACAATTTAGGTAACTTAGCTGTTTTAATCACATAATTCTCACCAGTTGCACCACTGAAAATAATATCACCAACTTCAGCAGTATTTTGTGTTTCTTTACCATCTGTTGTTGTGGTTACAACTGGTTGTTGAACTGTGGATTTGGTATATGTCATTGGAGACATAGAACCAGGCTTACCATTTTCAACATACTTGTATACTAATTTTTGTTTGGTTACTGGCTTAAATTCCAATGTAGATGCAATTTGATTAATATCAACACTTTCGTTCAATTTAAGTTTTTTATGAAGAAGTGTCAAATGTCTTTGAAATGTTTCGTTAAGTAAATTGCTCATATGTTATAAATATATAGAAAAAAATAAACCCCACTAAATTAATAGTGGGGTTGATAATTAATGTTTAAAAGTTATGGTATATGTTTTTTCAATTCGGATGCCAATTGCATTATTTGCATATTGTCTGTTTGACTTAACAATTCAATTAAATCTTCTGTTGATCCAATTGTGAGTATAAATTTAGATTCTGTTGGTGGTTTTGTTTTAAAATTATATCCACCAGAAATTCTAAATGTTATAAAATTTTCTGATGTTGCTGCTTCTTGCAAACATTCTTTGATTAAATCTTTAAGTTCATTTTTAGTCATATTAAATATAAATATATACAAAAAATAAAAACCCCACTAAATTAATAGTGGGGTTAGTATTAGTTCTTCAATACTTGAAATAGTAACTTCTTATATTCTTCCTTGCCTAACGACTTACCATCAAGCAACTTGAACAAAAATGAAGCTCTATTAGTAATACCATAAGCTGAAATTACTTGTTCAGCCTGTAACTTACGAGTAGGTAGAGTCTTGAGTCGGTTATTCACAAACTCATTCATACCAATCACAATCATATCCACTTCCTTCTTAGCATCACAAATACGGCTAATCATACTTTTAACCTGTTCTGCTAACTCATAATCAAAGGTGGTAAAGATATAGTTATAGAAAGTCTGATAGTCAGGCATACCCTGTTCCAACCATACATCTATAACTTTTTCTATATTGCTTAGCTCAGACTTTAAATAATGCAATTTTAGATACCATTCAGATTTACATTTGTGAAGCATTTGGTCATTCTTTGAATAAACAACCACACCTTCCTTACCTCTCCATTGGTCAACATCCTTTAACAGATCTTGAACATCAGAAAAAGTATAAGTAGGAGGACGATCAAATCCATACTTCTTAGCCATAGCGTCCAACATATCTTGTTGTGCAAGTGAATAGTTGATGTGGTTAATAAACCCAATCAATCTCCAAGAAGGTTCATCACCATAGTTCAAAACAATCTTGTTGATAGGAGACAACCACTCAAAAAGCACTGAATAATCCCAAGTATCATTGTTATCAGCCAACTTGGATAAAATAGTATTCTTGAAAATTTCAAGTTCGTGACCATTAGCCATAGTAAAAGCATCAACAGTTCCACGAGTACGCAGAATATATTGACCATTATACTTGCTAACAATCAATAATGAACCATCAAGCTTTTCAACCACGGTGCAATGCTTCAATGAATTAGGAACAGGAAAGTGATCAGGATTCTCACCCCAGTTGGTAAACTTTGGAAAGCCTGCACTGATCACTTCACCGGCATAATTCACAACCACACTACGCATGTGCTTGTTGTCTTGAGTCCACTTGGTGCCAATATGTTGCGGTTGAATCAAATGAACGATTTCACCATTAAGTGAATGTTCATGCACCATAAATTGGGTGAGGTCAATCTTTTGAATGTCAATCTTCATACAATCAATTTACCACGACTTTATAGAAAGTCAAGACTCTTCTTCCTCATTTACTCCACATTCTTTGCAACTATCAAATAGTAGAAATAAAGATAGTTTTTCATCCATAGTTTCCTCACTTCCAAAATGTTTAATCAACACTTTTTCAGCACTATCATAATTATCCCATCCCTTCCAATTATCAGAATTGGGTATTCCTCCTTGTTCAAGATAATTACACCACGGAAATTCTACACCATTGATGTTCTTACAATCATAATAAGGACATTGTTTTGTCTTACCACGATAGTTGTTACTTTCACTGGGAACTTCAATCCAAGTATAACAATAATCTCCCTTGGGAATTATAGATGTATCCTTAACGCTCATTCTATCCAATATGTAATGCATCAACCGCAGTGGTCTTTAACCGTTCAGCGTTGTTGCCATAAAGAGACTCAACATCCTCATGTTTACCATAATACCATGCACTATGATAGTCAAGCACAATCTTGAGATTCTCAAACTGGTCCACATCATTGTATCCACCTTCATAACCACGAACAACTACCCGTAAATCCTGTGGATAATTCTTTAATTGTTCAATTAATTGTCCTACATTCATATTAGTCAACAAAAGTTACATTTTCAAATCCAACGATACGACCACCCTTTGCATTAATATTATCACTAATGGTCACTTGATAAGTGTCCGCTCTAATTCCAGTAATGTAGTGATTCTCATACTTACGAATACCCTGTTTAACATTAACTTTCTTACCAACTACATCATCTGAAATAGTCAAAAAGTTTTCCGTAACCCATTGCTTCAACATTTCATCTTCTAAAGACTTCTTGACATAGATCATATCATCCAAAATCGCACATAGATCAGCATCAGGCTCAAGATAAACCTTAGATTTTAGATATTCTGCCAAATTATAACCATCCAAATCATATTCAGAGAGACAATTAAAAATGTCATCTTCATATGTCGCACGAGGTTCATCAGCAGTGATAGACGCATTCCATTTCTGGTAGCTATCAACCATCCTAACAAATGCCTTGTTAGAACGGTTAACAGTCTTCTCACTGAGTACAGGACGCTTTACTGCATCTTTTAGGTTCATATATGTTTGTTCACTCATAAGTCTAGATTATCACAAATTTATATTAAGTCAAGATACTTTTTGGAAGTTTGTAGTCTGGAATTTGACCGGGAAACCAAAAGAAGTCTTCGTCAAAGCTATAGAAAAAAGTCTGATTAGTTGCTGGATTATATGCTTCAATCACAGTTCTATCGTTCATCTGACGTTGTTTACCCCTAAATTCCATGTGTGGATATTTAGATTTAATTTCTTCCGGAACGTGGGCGTTCATAATCTGGGTTTGTTCTTGGTTTTCCATTTATCGTAATGACCGGGAAAATTACGTTCAATGTTTGATTCAATTATTTGTGACGCTTTTGAATCAATGATTTCAGCACCACAAGTATCACATCGTTGAATTGTAACATCTTTAGTTACAAGACTTCTTCCCCCACTTAATTGTGAGAAATAATTGACAGTAACATCTTTGTATGTACCTGTCTCACATTCAAAACATTGTGATGGTCTAATATTCATTTTTCAGCAATCCAATCGTGAAATCGTTGTGGTAAAAACATATACGCAACAATCAATCCAATAGAAATAATTGTAGGTGATACATCCAATTTAAATAACTTATAAAGCAATATACTTGTACCCAACGATAGTGCCAAATTAATAAAAAATACTAAAAATAATTTCATAGGAATAATGCTTGAATACTCTTCAACTTACGGTTCAATTCTTCATTGTGTTTTTCTAAATCTTCAATTTTTTGAATCAACCTAGCATTTTCTTTGTGTAAAGTGTGAAGTTGATTCATTAAATCTCTTAGAATATCTGCATTTGATTCAAATTCCATAACTTATTCTACCTTTCCATATACGGTTTCAACATCAATATAATAATTAGGCAATCCATAAGGACGAATAGTAAACTTCCAAGTCTTTTCACGGTCCTTGAAGTTATAACCACTGATATAACCAATACCACGGTTAGTATTTACCTTATCACCAAAACGATAAGGAAGAGGATTATCAGCCAGTACCTTAGCAAACAATTCGTTATTATTGATCATATGAACAGACTATCATACTTTTTTTAAATGTCAAACATTTTTCCGTCAAAATATGCTTTGCATCCCAAAATTCTATCAATTGTATGAATTTCCACTCCGGATTCATTGAACATTGTGAAAGTAGCGTTGTCATGTCCCTTCCACTGTTCTCTTTGTGTTGAGTTACACAAATCATTGAATTGTTGATGTATATAAACACATTTGATACCACTTTGAATTATTCCCCTAGCACAATCAGCACATGGCAAAGCATTGGTATATAATATTGATCCGTTTGTATCAATGCCATATTTAGCTGCTGCATAAATCGCATTGCGTTCACCATGTTCATACCATTTGTATTTTTCTGGTCTTTCATGTCGCAATTCATTTTTATCATCTACTCCAATAGGAATACCATTGTATCCTGTTGAAATGATTCGTTTATCTTTTACAATAAGAGCACCAATCTTAGTCTTGGGATCTTTGGATTTACTTGCAACCCAATAAACTCCTTGTAAAAACCATTCGTTCCAATCTGGTGGTGTATAATTTAATCCCATAGTTGTTGATAATATTTTACGAACAATTGCATTCCCTTTTTACGACGCTTTTCTAATTCTTTAGATTTCTTAAGATAGTCATTCCAAGCTTGTTTTTGTTCCGGTGTTTTTTCACGATTAATACTTTTAAAATAATCATCCATATTACCAAGACGGACATACATAACCGAAGGCATTGGATTGAACTTTTCTTCATCATGCATATATTCAAATGTCCAAATCAATTCATCCAAGATTTGGTGCCATTGTTCATATGTAATATCAGGTGGATGTGTATGAACATTGATCTTCTTGAAATGTTTTAGTCTAGGAAGAATAAAATTTGTAAGTGTCCAGTCCAAACTCCAACATTCACTATCACTTACACCATAACGCATGCGTTGATATGTACTAATAATCCATCGTTTTACATCATAATATTTGTAGTAGATACGCCAACCATAGGCAAGATGGTCTAATATCCAATCACCATATTTATTGGTTCTATACCATGGTTCCAAAGAAGTAGCTTCTGCTTTTTCCAAACTTTCGTTGATTTTTTTAACATTAAGATCCATATGTTTAGACTATACTATAAAATATTAAAATGTCAAATTAAAAGAACTATTAAAGATTACATTTGATATTTATATAAGTGAACTAAAGCCTATGAAAAAGCAAAAATCTAAAATTGTTGACGGAATATTTTATGGAATTGAAGTAACAATTGAAGATGAGAAGTTAATTAAGGTTCATAACAGAGACGGCACCAAATTCAAGGATATCAAACCTCAAATTGATAGAATTGCACAATACTTAATTGACGAAGGTTTTGTAAAAGATTTAATTCCAATGGTAAAAGTAATAATGTATTAATTACTTCTTACTATCTTCCCAATCACGAAACATCATATTTCCAAGGAGATATGCTTGTTTTTCGGCTTTTCTCAATTCAGTATCATTTTGAGCATAATGAGTATCACCAGATTCATTTTCACCAATACCATACATATTGTTTTCGTGTTGATACAAATGAACACATTCATGTGCAAATGATCTAAGTATATCTTTTGGATGACGATTTAGAATGAATAAAGTAATACTTTTGTCTGCTGGATTGTAGTAAGCAGTTTTACCCAAGATATTGTTTGAATTATCTTGATCTCTTTTCAAGATTATCTTAGGGGTTGTTTGCAAATTCAATTTATTCTTTATTACCGCAAATAATTCGGGTAACAATGTCATAAATTCTTTTTTATGTGCGTCATCCATACCTATAAATATAAATAAAAAACCCCACAGACATTAAAATCTGTAGGGTCTATACTATACTATATTACAATTAAATCAATTGAATCTTATTCTTCAATTCCTCTGGAATAAAACAATCATTAACTGTATGACACTTGACACAGTAAAATGTAGAAATAGGAAGATATGAATCTTTAGGTTGTCCAGTAAGTAAAGCACTCACCTTTCGCAAAAACATTCCTTCACTAAATACATTACCCTTACAATTGTCACACACAACTTCACTAGTATCTTTTACACTTAGCTTCTGTTGTGGTCTGTGTCCTTCTGTTGATCCAAACATAACTATAAATTAGGCTACAGTAGTTGGATCGTTATCACTAGCAGCTTCCAAACGAGCAGCTTGTGAATTTACCAAATCAGCTGCAGCTTGTAATGCTTCTTCGGTTGGATGTGGAGTGTTCAATACTGTAACTGCAGTATCAGTTGCGGTAGTCAAACGATTCAATGCGTCTTGTAGATTAGTTAGTGCTGACATAATATTATTTAACCTTTCAATTTGTTGTTTATTACTCTCCAAAACAGCCATCAATAATTCCTTATTATGACACTCATCACAACCAAATTTATTAATAACTGCTTTAAAAAACTGTTTTATCATACTCATATAAGTATCATTTATCCTTTCAAAACTTTATTACATCCATGTGACAAAGAAAGAATTTCATCTAAACTTTCCTTAACCCTAATTGGATGCGTAGAGTTGTTCTTGGTAAAAATTAAACTGTGAACTTTAGACTGCTCTACATTAATTACCATATCCAAGTTAATCAACTGGGGATTATACTTTCTATTATTCTGATTTTCCTGATCATCATGACCAGGATCCAATACCGATAGTTTTACAAAGTGTGCCATATAGTTTATATTTATTAATTGTTATTAAATACTAACACGATTTGAACTTTTGTCAATATTTATATGCCGAAAGGAATTTTATAATTTATGGCAGTAACAATCAATTACAATGTTGACAGTATACAATGTTATACTCAATACGATCAATATACAGATGTAGTAGTTAAAGTAGGATGGAGTTGTATCGGTTCTGGTATAGCTCAAGTAGGTCCACAAAGTGGAAGCGAAGTAAAAACATACTACCCAAATACTACACCATTAACAGTAAATAGTGGTTCGTGGGACAGTGGTAGCTTTGTTCCATTCAACCAATTAACAAATCAAATTGTTATGGGATGGGTATTTGCAGAAATTGGCAATCAAAAAGATGCAATTGATAATTATGTTACTGAACAAGTTCAACAAATGATCAGTCCTACTATCGTAAATTTACCTCTACCATGGCAACCAACTGGTAGTGTACAACCTTAAAATAAATACATATGAGCGCAATAATTACTTGGAGAGTGGGAACAATGGAATGTTATCCCACATACGAACAAAATATAGATGTAGTATTCACTGTTCATTGGGACTGCGTTGGTTCCGAAACAGTAAATAATATCACATACAACGGTAGAGTTTATGGTGCAACAGGAGTAACATATCATTCTGGTTCACAATTTACTCCTTATAATCAATTAACTCAAGATCAAGTTATTGGTTGGGTTTGGGATTCGATGGGTACTGAACAAAAAAATAGTTACGAATCATCTGTACAAACTCAAATTGATAACCAAATCAACCCACCAGTAGTAATTCTACCTCTACCTTGGACTCCACCTTCTATATTACAACAACCAACAAATCAATCTGTCCCAACTGGTTCATCTGTAACATTCACTGTAGTTGCAAGTGGTCCATCCGATCTATCTTATCAATGGTCTAAAGATGGTTCCAATATTACCAATGCAGTAAGTTCCAGTTATACAATTGAAAGTGTACAAGATAGTGATGTAGGTAATTATACCGTACTCGTTTCTGGAAATAACGGTCAAACCGTAACAAGCAATCCAGCAACATTAACAATTATGTCTCCTACACCTCCAGATCCAGAACCTACTGGTTCAATCTAACAAACCAAAACAATTAAACCCCGTCAAATTAATGACGGGGTTTTTTATTAAATAATTTTAACGATTTTTCCACTTTTTTCCCACTTCTTTACTATTTATTAGTATGGGAAGAAAAAAGAAATATACAACTGAACAACAACTTAACGACGCAAATAAAGAAAAATATATGCGGTACTATTATAATAATATTAATGAAAGAAGAAAAAAAGCATTAGAAAGATATTATAAAAAGAAAGGAGAGAAATGAAACTCTATTTGATGATAAAAACACATAATATAACTGGCAAAAAATATTTATGCAAAAAACAAGCTAGAAGTGATATAGAAGCTATTAAATACACAGGATCAGGTCTTAAATGGAAACCACATTTAAAAGAATTTGGCAAAAATTTTACTACTGAAATTTTGTTTGTTTGTCCAATTGAAAACAAGAAGGAATTTAGAAAAATCGCTATAGATTATAGTTATAAACTTAATATTTTAAGTGATTCAAATTGGATGAATATGATATTAGAAGATGGTGGTGGTGGATCAACATCTGAAACAAATGGTAGTAAAGGTAAAAAATGGATTTATAAAGATGAACAAAGAAAAAGTGTATGTCAAAGTGTATTGCAAGAGTATCTATCAAATGGTTGGACTCTTGGATTTCCAGAAAAATTTAAAAAAATCATTTCTGATTATAGCAAAGGAAAAATTCCGTGGAATAAAAATAAAAGTTTAAAACTTCCACATGAATATACATCAAGAATTTATAAAAAGAAATATAATACAAATAAAAATAAAAAGAATGAATATACTAGTGAACTTAGAAGTTTAATTGCAAAAGAATGTTTAAATAGACCAGAAGTATTATTGAAATTTAAACAACCAAGAAAATCCCCAATTACAGCAAAAAATGTAACCACGAATGAAATTAAAACTCTTGGTAGAAGACAATGGCATGATGTTCACCAAATAGATTATAGGAAACTTTTGAAGGGATATACATCAAAAGGATGGAAGATGGTAGTGGTACCGGGACTTGAACCCGGAACTTCACCCTTATAAGGAGTGTACTCTAACCACTTGAGTTATACCACTATCAAAAACTGGAGCGATATCTCGGACTTGCACCGGCCTACTCACTGGAATGTGAGCGTGCTCCTCATGACACTAATATCGCATTAAAACTGGAGCGGAATCTCGGACTTATTTATTCACCGGCCTTGTGGACTGGAAGCCCACCGTGCTCCTCATGACACTAATTCCGCATCTTAAATTCAAATAGGAAGGACTAATGATTACCTCCAAGTTTCAGAATCACGACTGGTTATTCATCCACAGTCCACACGGGTAATTACTCCTTGTGTTAATGACTGATGGGATTTTGTTTTCCCCACAACGGGCTACGATTTATCATATATTTTAGCTACGGTCCCGTTACGCTCAAATTTGGGGTTGAACGACCTCAAATTCTCCATAGACTTACCCTCCATGACTCTTACTCCAACCAATATACAACGTTTTTCAACGCCATATATTGTGCGTTACAACTAAACTAATCGTTGTTCCGCCACTATCTTAAATTGTTAAAGAACTATCAAAAAATGGTAGGCGTGAGTGGATTCGAACCACCGCTTTACAGATTTTAAGTCTGTTGACTCTTCCGCTGGTCTACACGCCCATTTAAAACTTTTTAAAGAACCATCACTTACTACTCTTTCATCTTACCACATCTTACTTACTTGTCAAACAAGTTTTTCAGAAAAATGGTAGCTAGGGTCAGATTCGAACTGACACTGGACACTTTTTGAGAGTGCTGCCTCCTGCCGTTGGGCTACCTAGCCATTATAAAAATGTGATCGTGGTGGGACTGGAATACCCACAACTAGTTTCAAGGTTGGTTAGACTATATCTAGCACCCGTCTGATGGACACGATTTAATTCAACTACACTTGAAAACCACTCCAAGTAACGTAACTTCGTGCTACCCACCATCCGTATGTCTAATTCCATTACACGATCAAAAATGGTAGCCTCATGCAGAATCGAACTGCCCAGAACGCCAATCGAGCGATTATAGAGATTATAAGTCTCCCCATGCACCTTACATCTTGAGGCCACTAAATGGTAGCGGGGACAGGATTTGAACCTGTGACCTCCTGGTTATGAGCCAAGCGAGCTGATCCGGGCTGCTCCACCCCGCAAATTGTTTTGTTAAAGAACTAAAATGGTAGCTGGTATGGGTGCTGCCCCCACTTAACAAACCTTATGAGGATTCGTCGTTTGCTGAAACCCCAGCCACTGAAATGGTAGCGGATGTGGGAGTCGAACCCACTATCTCTCTGGTTATGAGCCAGGAATGATATTCCGTTTCACTCACCCGCAAATTGTGGCAAATTGCGTTGGTTTCGATAATACACAGAGGTTTATTTCAACGAACTAGCGTTTTTTATTGACTCACAATTATCATTTTTTTCTCAGGTTTGTACGCTTTTCAGCGTTCCATCAATCTGATACTCTATTTTCCACCAACTAAAATTATCAAAAGAACAAATTAAAAATTGTGTTGGGTGTGTTTATTGAATACCTTGTCCACCCAACAAACAAAGTATACCAGCTGCTAACCCCGCAACCAAGAAGTTTTTTCAGAGACTTCCAACTCTAGGGGTGTTTTGGTTATTTACCCTCCACCATTCCGTTTCTTTTAAGCAACGGACAAACAAAATGGTAGCGTTAAGGGGAATCGAACCCCTCTTACCGGAGTGAAAGTCCAGTGTCCTAGCCGATAGACGATAACGCCATTAAGTTGGTAGGGCCTGACGGTAACGATCCGTCTTCCAGGGATTAAAAGTCCCTTGCTTCACCATTAAAGCTTAGACCCCATTGAAATTTTTTAATATTTCATCTAAATTTTCAAATTCATTGATAAAATTAACAAACTTATTTTGTTTGTTTTTACTTTCAATAAATCTAATATTAAATGCTTTAGTATTTTTTAATGCTAATTTAGCAGGTACAAAAATTACTTTATCTATAGAAGGAATATAGACACTGAATATATCTATATCCAAAGTTGTATATGTATATCTGTATCCATTTGGACCGCTTTTTTGCAATTTAAGCGTTACTTTACCATTTGTTTCAGTTACATACTTAACTTGCAGTTTTATTAACTTGCTTTCAACTTCTACAATCATATCGATTCTGGAATTGTCCCCAATTTCCGTAAATACATTATATCCAAGTTTATGTAATTCTTTGAGAGTTGCGGAAAATCCTAAATTGCCTTTTTGTTTACTATGTTCCATATAGAATATATATTAAACATTATAAGCAAAAGATTAGTAATCCTTTACTTTCATATTTTTATTTTAAAGAACCGTTATTTACTACAAAGTCATCTTACCACACATTTTTCTTTTGTCAACAGTAATTTGTTTCTTTCGTTGGAGACTCCCTTTGATTAAAGGTCAAGGCAGTTCCGCCATACGAAGATGTTCTAGAGGAGTGCTTCTCCCACCATGCTGAAAGAACAAATTACTTACTACTTCTTTATCTTACCGCAAATTTTCAAAGAATCAACTTCTTTTTTAGAGAAGTTTGAACATATAAATATATACAAATTTATAAATATGTTCAAAAAGATGGTATCCCCACCAGAAATCGAATCTGGATCATCCGCTTAGAAGGCGGATGCTCTAACCATTTGAGCTATAGGGACATTATGATTTAAAGAACATGATCAATTTACCATTGAAACTGATCGTAGTCAACACTTTTGTTTTAAAAAACTGGAGTGAATGACTTGTTTGGTACTTCCAGTAGGACATCACCGTTGTCGAGTACTAGATTGACTTTATCTTCACAGATGGTTTCAATTTTGTCAACATTAAAAACATCATTGCGGTGGAGATATTTTGGCCAAACTTCTTGGAGTTTGGTTTTGTCAATGTCTACATCAATATTTTTTAACATTTTGATTTTCATATGGTTATGATAGTTTGACGGTTAATTTTGTCAATAAAAAAGTCTGGGTAAGTTTTATCCTACCCAGACTTATAAAGTGTTTATGTATTATTACTTATTTTAGTGTGAGTAGGTATTTGAGTTTTTGCAATTCGCCTAACATTTCATCTCTTATGTTTAACAAGTTTGTATCTTTTTCATTTAGACCTTTAGGCAATTCAACTATTAAGTATTGTATATATTCTTCAATAAATTTCTCTGGATCTTTATCAGTGATATTAGATGACACTGCTTTGAATCCTTCTTTATTCATTATTCTTGAATATTGTCCCATGAATTCTTCTACAAATTGATCAATATGTCCAGTGAATGCGTCATAAGCACCACCGAAAGCTTGATGTTGTGCATAGCTATCAGTTTGCCAATGATAAACCTTCAATTGGTTATGTAGAGTTAATAGTTTTGAGATTAAGTCCATATACTATAATTATCTATGATATAAGATTTCTTTCTTTTTTAATTCATCTTTTTTATTATTTACGAATTGTACTACTTCGTTTGATTGTTTAATCTTGAATTGTTCTATATCGTTTAACTGTTCTTTTAATTCTTCTATTTTCTTACCTTTTTTTTCCATTACAACTTTATATAAATCTTCGTCGTCAATTTTGTTTAATTGTTTGGATGTTGTTTGTAGTTTACTATTCAATTCGTTTTGTAATATATTAAGAGAATTGTCTGTTTTTATATCTTTGAATAAAAGATAGCCAATAAAAATACCAATAGTTGGTAAACAAATGCTATATGAAACGAATGTAATCCATTCTCTTTTAGTAAGAACAGGCAACATTATTTTCTTTTTTACTGGTAACGGTTCTTCTGCAATTTTATTACTTAAAGATACTTTGCCCATATAACAGTTACTATTTTATAAATTAATATTTAACAGACCATCTTTTTGTTGCACCAGGATCAATTGGTTTCATTTGATTGGCTTGATGTTGTTGTGCCAATTTATCAACCAATGCGTCAACTCTGGCTTGTTGTTGTGCTTGTCTTTGTTCTGCTGCAAGTTGATTTGCTTCAATTTGACCTGCACTCATGCCTGGGTTATTTGACATAATTCCGATTGGTTTTAAACTAACAATTCCTCCAATTTGTCTCATAATATATTCCTTTGTTATACATAAATAGGATTTATAATTGTTTTTATACTAAATTTAATATTATATATTTGTGTATGGAAAATCAACCGTTACAACCCAAGAGTGTTAAAAAGACATATAGAATAGTAACTACATTTGAATTGGATGTACCAGATGAAAACTATATGATAGTAACCCATGAAAGAAATGGATTGAGCAGAGATCTAATAGGATATGCACTATCTTGTCAACGATTGACTGTATATAGTAGTGAACATCCCAAATTGGGTAGATTCAGAAGAAAGCCCGAAAATATCAAATGTGTATTTGAAAGATGTGATGAAAATTTAGATTACATGATTTAAGTTATATTCTTTAACTAATCGGTTAATATTATTTTCAACCATTACTATGTAATTACTGGATGTATACTCATATAACGCATAAAATTTACTGTCAAGCAATGGTTTAACCAATTTATACCAAAATCCTGGTGTTTTGCCTATCAAATCTTGTAACCCATTGTACATATTCAAATTGTGATACTTTTGAAATTCATCAAATTCTTGATACAACTTACTTAGTTTTTCTACATACTGTTCATC